TTTGTATCAAAGTGTTAAGCAACAGGTCGCTTGAGATTGACGAGACTGTATAATCCGCCCGCCTATGCCTGCCTGCGTTGATGGATCCCGCCCGCGCCNGCGTTAATTGATCACACATGCGCCCAAGGAGCGAGCGAAGCGAGCGGAAACCCTTGGTATGACTGGGCTGACGCTGGATAAAGAGTCTAACGCCCGCGTTTTTTCGCACGTCCGCGCCCGACCACCCCTATGGGGGATCCTTGGGGCTGTCGTAATATATATATGCCTTCAGACATTTTTGCCAAAATCTATGGCGAACTGAGCTAATCCTTGATCTGTAAGGTCGTGTTTATACAAATTATCAAAGACTTTAGGAGGAATAGTACATATATGTGCTCCAGCTTTAAAGGATTGAGCTACAGAAGTAGCAGATCTTATAGATGCAGCTAATATCTGTGTCTTACTTTCATGAATACAGAAGACTTTAGCTATATCTTCTATCAAACCAATGCCATCCTCCCCAATCTGATCTAATCGACCAACAAAAGGAGAAACATACGTAGCTCCAGCTAAGGAACACAGTATTGCCTGGCTTACACTGAATACTAAGGTCACATTAGTTCTAATATTCAAAGAACTAAGTATTTTACATGCTCTTATGCCATGAACAGTACAAGGAAGCTTAATAGTTGCCTTATCACCGAACTGACGGTTATAAATAATCCCATTAGCTACCAAATCATCAGCTATATCACCTTTCACTTCAATACTTAGGTCTTCTATCCCAGCATCTATCATTTCTTTATAAACAATATCAGGATCCTCACCATTCTTCTTAATAAGAGTAGGGTTAGTAGTTACACCACTAATTACTTTAGTTATTAATCTGTCTTCTACGTCTAATACGTTAGCGGTATCTAAAAATATCTTCATTTAAATACTCCTATACGTTTAAACAGGTAAATAGTTAAGACAGTCCAGAAAGCTATTTCTAATCCAACATTATTCATCATCATCCTCCGGAAAGTACCCAATGGTATATCCATTACCATCCTCACATTCTTCTACTACTGCTTTATAGACAGTATCAGGATGTTCAGTCATATATTTCTCTATAGCATTATCTACAGTCTGTTTAGATTTCAAATCTATATATCTGTTCTCTAAACCAATCAACATACCCAGTATTAAGAAGTTGAGAGGTGGGAAAGGAGTCTTTAGACTCTTATATAACTCTTTAAAGGTATGTATCTTTAACTTATGTTCCATATAGTTATAGGTAGGTTGGTGGAGGTGTTTTAAAATGACATCATTCACGGATGTCTATTAAAAGGGACTGGTAGTCTTAGTACCTAGTCCCGATTACAGGGGTCCACCCTTCCCCTGTATACGGAAGGGGTAGAGCTAAACCCAGTTAGGTATTTCATTGTTGTCTTCTATTCCCCGTGCCTCTTTACGTTGATCCATAGTCAGACCAAGTACTAAATGATTAGCTGATGTCTGAGGATTGTCTAGGAACTCTTCCATCAAGGCATCCCATTCTCTACGCTTTCTGTCTTTGATAGCTTCATGAGCAGAGATACCCATAGCATCAGTAAAGTATTTAACACCTTGAGCTAGGCAATCTAATCTGTCATCATGTTTAACTGCTCCTTTTTGTCTACACATACGAGACATTTGGTAGAAGAGCATATAAAGGAGTCGTTCTTCAGGAGCTGCTTCTTTGTTTGACGAGTAGTCCCAATCAATAACAGCACGATCAACAACAAGGCGGTGTTGGTTAAGGATAGGCTCCAGAGCATCGATGATCCTGTCTTCTTTCCGAACATTCGCTCTAACTTCTTCCACGTTGATGTTTTGACCAGTTTGTACAAGATGTTTTCTAAATAGTTCACTTACGATTCCATCTCCAAAGTTTGTTTCGATAACCAGTGATGAAACTCCATATTTTCTGCATCCTCTAAGGATGTTAAGCAAGGTATCATCCGAGTAGCCGTCTCTGTATGCACGCATCTCATGCAAATAGAGGAAGCCGTTCTTTTGGGATATATACGCAGCAGCAGTTTCGTCTGTTCCTCGTCCACTGGGGTCGACACTACATATTGTCTCGGCGTAATCAGTCCACTCCCCTTGCAGTTGCATAGGTGAATAGAAATAATCTCCTGGAAGTCCGACTGTTGGTAGGTCTTTAATAATATTTTGTTTGTCTGAGCACCATATGATGCTGTCGGGTGCTTTAGTTGGGTTAACAGAAGTAACGATAAGATCAGCCATTTTAAGAGGAAACTTTTCAGCATCAGATAAGCTTGTATCAAGCATGAACTGAAGCATGAAGTTACTTCTACCCATTGACGCTTCACGTTCAAGTAGGTCTTCGTTATCAAATCTGTCTGGATCTGTTGTTTGCCATTTTTCTGCTCCTTCATCAAGATCTTCCTGTAGTTGTGGAGCTATTAGTCCTTCGTAGGGTGTTATGTCTCTTGGAAACCTTGCCGGCCAGATAAATGGTCGATAACTTCTTTCAGCAAGTTTTCTATAGATAGTGAATGTTGTTTGGGGAGTTCCCAGATACATAATCCGACTATCATCTTTAGGAGTAAGTATTGATTCAGCTTCTGTACAGAGTTGCAATAACTTTTCTCTCATTAGTTCAGTCATAGAGTTACCAGGAACTTCTACGTCATCAAGAATCATTAAGTCAGCTCTAGATCCAGTTAACTGACCAGTAATACCTACTGACTTAACAGAAGGTGCTTGGTGAGGTGAACAGTTAACGTCAAAAGAAATACGAGACCATCTGGAATCGTCAGACTTTGGTTGTAGATGAGATAACCAAGGAGTTTCAATTATTAGCTTNTGTAGGAAGATGGACATGTTGTCTGCACGTTCTTTAGATGCAGANATAATCATTATTTTCTTTTCTGCATTATTAAATAAAGTCCAGAGAACAAAAGCACCAGTAATCCAGCTCTTACCAACTCCCCGAAATGCCTGGATTTGTAATCGCTTGGGACCATTCTGCAAGTAATCTGCAATTGCATATTGTGCACGTGTTGGTTGTGGTAGATCTAGCTGTTCCCATAAAGCTTGCAGAAACAGCTTGAAATCGCCTTGTAAGGCGGTTAAAACATCTGTCATATACGAATGTGTATAAATTATATTTAGAGCTTATACAACGCCAAATCCCGCTACTTTATCTGAGCCTCTATAAATGTAATCACTTAATTGAGGTTTAGTTCCTGTGCGTGGAGTATCTGATTGTATTTGCATATCATCAGAAGCAATTGGTCTAGTTTGTTTTTGTCTAATATTTAAGTTTTTACCAGATACTTTAGACTCTCCAACTAATTGCTTCGCTACCATTGCTGGAGTCATTGCTGGACCTTGTATTTTAATAGTTTGTTGTGGTGTATCACCAATCATTAAATTAGTTTTAGCTCTACTACCAATATCCATTGCTCCTCTTGATCTGTTTTCAGAAGCTGGGATAGATCTAAGGTTTCGACTATGATGCACTCCTCCAGCTTTTAAACTTTGTATGTGATCAACATCGTTACCCATAGGATTTTGACGATAAACATCTCTTATAGCTCTAGCTTCAATCTTGAACATTTCTTTGCCTAGTTTTCCCCAAGCTTTTTCAAAATCAGCTGGCGTTGCTGTAGCTGCTAATCTTCTTGCTCTATAAGCAGCATTTTCAGCATATTTATCACCTAAATTTTTTAAAGAGTAATTACCTTTTCCTTTGTTATCCCAATAATAAAGTCGCCCGTTTTCATCTTTAAAGTAAGGAACTTCTTCCCCTTTTTGTTTGAACTTTATAGATAACTGTTTAGTTTTCTGTAGGTCGCTTTTATCTTTAGGTAAATTAAAAATAAGCATTAAAAAAGCCCCTTACGGGGCGGTTGTATATACATAAGTGGATAAGTTATCTACGCTGCGATATGATCGCTTATAACTTGTTCTCTAATTGGTCGATGTCCAAATGTCTCTCGACACCATCTGAGCCAATGATTACTACCTTTGTCTTGGTTACATTTCCGACAAGCAGGGACAACATTAGTTGTGAGATCTTCTCCNCCTCTGCAACGAGGNTTGACATGATCGAGTGTAAGTTCGTGTAATTCATAATTTTCTCCGCAATAAACACATGTACAATTGAAGTGCTCTTTTATGGCTCTTCTCCAGAGCCGTTTAGAATCTGAACTTGTCATGGTTATTAAGTTGTGTAAGTAATGTTTTGGACTAGGTAGTAATGGGGTCATTTACGTTTTTTTCTGCTTGCTCTGTTAATTGATGGTTTTTGGGTTCTTCCTTTGGTCGCACTCCCCTTATAGTGAGCCGAGTCGAGTCCATCTCGATTTCCATAGGTTCCAAGTTTCCGATTAAGTTTGTTTGCATTAGTACGTATCTTTAATCCCTTTTCTGTTTTGTTGTACGCTTTTTGTTGAGCTTTATAGTTACCGTTAGCGTACTTAGCTCCTTTGCCTGCCATAGAGTCTGCTCTTAACTAGTTCTGGATCTATTTCCGGCAAAACACTTGCCAGTTTTGATAATGGGTTGCCATCATATGCAACACCTGATATATCATTTGTCTTCAGCCAATCACAGGCTGCTTTTAAGTCTTGAGTAGTAGCTTCTCCACTTTTTACTCTTTTTAAAAACTCGGTTGTGACTAACTGATGCAATTCATTAAATTCTTGTTCAGTTGCCTTGTTCATTTTTTCTTTTTAGGAAATCCCTTTTTCATATTGGCGTAAGCTTTAGGAGTGATTGTACTTTTAGATTTAGATCTACTAGTACCAGCTTTCTTACGCTTGTTGATGTTTGCGTATAAGCCTTGTTTTGCCATTATTCGATGCCTAAACCTTTTTTAACTATTTCTAGTGCTTTATCATCCAGTTCGTTATCTGTAGATTCGACTAACTTTTCTAAGAGGTCTACTACAAATTTCTTGAACTTATTGCTTTTTAAAGATGTTAAAACGAGAGGTTTTATTAGTGCTAACATTTTCTTTTGGTTGTGGTGTAGTTAATTTGATTGGAACCACGTCTGAGCACATATGCTCTACACGTGATTTATGACGCAGAGTAAAACCCTTACTTTGAAGTTCTGCACATTTGAGAACCCTCGTAAGCTCATACTCAATACGTAGTTTTTCTTCTTGTCTTTTAGCTATGTCTTTACATTGCTTATATCCACTCTTATCAAGTGGGACCATGAAGTTAATTTGAAATCCCCAGTTCTCATTTAACTGATAACTAGAGGGATGCAGTCCAGCAATTTCTTCTTTCTCAGNCCACGGCTTTGCATGGTTTCCCATATAAAAAGGGGAGAACGTCATCGTACTCCCATTACATGAAACTCCAGGCGCATACTGCTGTCTGGAAGAAGCTCCATTGTTTTGAAATTGAACTGCTTGATTCGTCACATTTCCAGTGGCAGCTGCTACAGGATTTGATGTGTTATTTACATCTCCTTCATTAGCTAAGACAGGACTTATTGTGAGAAGACTGATAAGGAAGTAGTAGTAGTATTTATAGTCCAATCTGTGGTTGCGTCTATTTGTTCTACTAATCCAGCTGCTCTTACTGTTGTCTCTAGAGACCAAGGAAGAGTTGTATCTGTGACAGAGAATGTTGTGCCACTTGCTGCAATATCTGAGGATGCTGTTACATTGCTTCCTGACCAAGTGTTTATTTCTGATCCAAAGACTTGAGTCTGTTTTACTTCTTGTACTGTTTGGGTAGTTGTTGTCGTTGAGTTCATACTCCCTTGTGTGAACTGGGGAGTCACTGTATTTGCTCTTGCTATTGCGGGTGACAACAATGCTAAGAGTATGATCCATTTTTTCATACTTTTGGTTTGTCTGTTTTTTTTGCCATTGGGCAATTTGTTGGTGTCTTGCNACTGCCATTTTTTCCAGTTGTTAAACCGAATGTGGCGAGTGCGCCAGTAAANACGCTGGCGACAAAAGTGATATCTGAGTTACCAGATTTCTTAACCATAGGAATTTCAACGTAGTTCATTGTGATAATGAAACCAGACCAGACAACAACGCCAAGCCTGACTACAGTTCCTAAAAATTCAATTTGATGTTCTTTATCTTCAGCAATATCTTTTACTTTTCCAAAGAATCCTTTTTGTTCTGTTTCTTTTTCTTCCATTTATTTATCTTGCCTTGTATAAACTTTTGCAGTTTCTTTTTTATTTGATCAAAAAAAGGTTGGGCTAAAGTTGTCACCGCTACTGCTGATACAGCTGCATAGGTTGCAGCCATAACAACTTCAGTAGTAGGTAAAGGTACGTCTAAATCAAAAACAGGTAATTTTATACTTGGTGGAACCGGTTGTTCAGTCTTTTCTTTNACTTCCGACTTAACTCCTTTAGGTGCTTCCAAATCGCTTGGAGGTACAACCATAGGAGTATAAGAAGGTATGTCTGCTGTTGGTAAGGGTATAGATATTGTTTTTAATTCAACAGCGTCAGGTAGAACTATCGTTGGTAGCTCCATCTGCTCTATCCTTTAAAACAGCTTGTATTTCTATAATGCGTTGTTTAGCATCCTGTTGTACTTGTACTGCATTATTATGTGTTTCTACTAGCTCTTCAATTTCAGTTTTAAGAGCTTCGGTGGTTGGTCTTGTCATAATTAAGGTGTGGGTGGTTTATCTGCTATAAGTTTTGCTTTATAAGCAGCCTTGACATCTGTAGTCCAAGCTGCTGTGCATATTGCTGATACCTCAGCTGGTTCTCCTGATAGATCTGCATCTACTAAATTGTCGGAAGCATCTAGTGTTCCGGGGTTTAATACGTATCTTTCAAAAGATCTTGTTAATTCTGTGCCATCTTTTTTGATGACTGTTGCTTTGCGGACTTGTACCGCTTTATATGTTCCGACAACTTCTATCTTGTCGTA